TATTAACGTAGGAGATACTGATAATCCAAAAGGATATGAAGTAGCTGCTACAGTTCCACCTATATATAAATTAACACCTGGTTGTGCATTAATACCCACACCTAAAGTACTATTAGTAGCAGTTGCTATAGAAGTAGAACTTGTAGAACTTAAGTTACTAAAAGATCCTGTAGATGAACTAATAGATTTATTAGTTAAATTTTCAGAACCAGATGGTGATGTATAATCAACCCCAGCCGTTCCTATAGTTAATCCAGAACCTGTACCTTTAATTATACCACTTAATGAAGTAGTAACAGTTAATGAACCAGAGGTTGTAATTGGACTATTTGTTACTGTAAAACCAGATGGCATTGATAATCCAACTGAACTTACTCCTCCACCGCCACCCCCACCAGCGGTATATTGTGTAGTTCCATCTGCAAATGTTATACCTCCACCACCAGATGGTGTAAGTTTTAAATTGTTTAATTGATTAACATCAGAACCTGATTGATATAACCCATATTTGGTAGTGGCACTTGGGGCTGAACCTATATAAATTTGATAAGCCGTACTTACACTACTGCTACCTCCAGATGGTGTTCCTAGATTAATACCATAATAAGTAAGACTTGAATAACTTGCAGTATTTAATACAGGAGTGATATTTATTCCTGTAAATGATTCATTATTACCAGCAGCAACCAGTGTTGGTGTATCAGCTATACCAAAAGGACTAGTAGAAAATAAAGATTGTCCATAATAATTACCTAAAATACTTACTGCACCAGCCAATGGACCAGCACCAGATCCTAATCCTATAGAAAAAAACTGAGGACTACTAGTCGTTCCAATGTCTTGTGGTCCAGATAAGGTAATGCTACCAGTAGATGCTGAAACTGATACTCTATTTGTAGTTCCTGTTAATGAAGTTACAAAATAAGACGCAGGATTTACCCATGCAGGGTTAGCTCCGCTTCCACCAGATTGTAAAACATATCCAGATGAAACAGGGTTTAAAGCACTCCACGAACTACTTCCTCGATAAAGGACTGAGCCTTGTGTAGAACTAAAACTATCTAAATAACTTGAAATACTATTAAATGCTGGGTAACCAGTTAATCCAACACTATTGCCATAAATGGTATATCCACCAACTGGAGATTGTGTAAATGTAATATTTGGTGTTGTTGTAGAATTGGTAACATTAGTTACAAATAAAGGAGTTAAATTTCCTGCGCTTACCGCAGTAACTGATCCTCCACCGCCTCCACCGCCCCCACCAGCGCCATTACTTGCAGATGTAATACGACCATAAGCATCTACTGTAATATTTGCCGTAGTATAAGAACCTGGTGAAACTGTAGTGCTGGCTAATCCTACTAATGCAACATTGCTAGTAGTTGTTGCAGTAATTTGACCAGATACTCCATTTACTGCCGATATACCTCCACCGCCACCCCCACCGCCTGTAGTATTTAAAACACCACCAGATAATAATAATCCACTTCCTAGTGTTAACGGTTGTAATCTATTAGAACTATCAACATATGTCATGTTGCTAGTAACAGATGGTGTTGAATTAATTGTTACTATTCCAGTTAAAGCAGGATTATTAATTGGCGTAGTTTGTGCAAAAACTGCCAAAGGTAATAAACTTAATAAAATGTATTTTGTGTATTTCATATTATACGTATGCTCTCCAAGTAATTTTGTGGGTTCCGTCTGGTACTGGTGCTGAAAGGGCAACATAAAAATATTGAGTATCAGTTAAATTATAAACGATATTACCAAAGACTGTAGTAAAATTAGATAAAACTAAAGAATTACACATTAAAGTAATATCTATTTTTGTAGGTGCAGTAGCTAAAGTTGAATTAAATGGTATTTTATAAACGCTAGCAAAACCACTAGCCAACATTGATGTAGTAATAGTTACTGGACTAGATGAATAGTCCATAAGAACACCACCAGTAATATTAGATACAGAGATTTGTGCAGATGCCGTAGAATTTGGAAGACCTGCGTTATCTAATTCCATTACATCATTTGTATTACGCAAACGTGTTATTGGCGTAGAACTATTAATTTGTATTATTCTTTCGTTTGCCATGATATTAAGTTCCTAATGATGTGTAGCGTGTATATCCTAAACTTGTTGTTCTTACATTTCCGTCGCTCAATGTACGTTGGCTACCATATGATAAAATAGTTACATTTATACCAACTCCCATTGGTTTAGGTAAAAATTGTTTTAATATATCAGTACTCAAGGTGGTATAAAGATTAGACACATAGTAAGTAAGTGTCATATCTTGATTGTCCGTAAGGGTAACAAAACCTGGAAGCAACGTATAAAGATAATTTTGTATGGAAGCTAAAGTTCCATCGTTTGCATTTAATATGATCTGTAATTGTATAACTAATCTATATTGATCATCATTTAATGCACTATTGGGTAAACCAGCACTATGGTATGTTTCCCATACGCCAGTAGTATTGCTGTTTTGGGCGTAATTACGAAAACCTATAGTATTGCCAGAATTGCTATAATTTTGAAATCCCCAATAAGGAATACTGGTAGCAGGATTAATGTTTCTATTAACACCTACATATTGTCCTATAATATCAAGTTGTACTCCTACTGCTGTATCTATGTTAAAAGCATAAAGAATTTGTGTAAGAATATCATCACCCAATGCCTGTTTTGACATTAAAGCTATTAGACGCTGGGCGTTAGGACCTTGTGAATACTGTGATATAATTCTAGCTACATAGTAATTAACTAATGCTATTAAATGTTTTGTAGGTACATTTCCTGTAGTTGGGGCACCTGCAGTAGGCCAACTAGGTGTAACGTCAACATACGGATCATATATCCCATTTGCATAAATAGGAAATATATTGTTTTTAGGTCTTACAGGAAAAATAGCCATTATGGAGCACCGGTTAAAGTGATATTAGCTACAGGTAAATTAAATAAATAATTAACTCCTGAAGGTGATACTATATCTAGCCACGTAGAACCATTAATGGATACTTTGGCATTATAAATATAGCAATTTGGTGCATATGAATTAAGTATTGCAATAATCTGGCTAGCATCTGCTGGCTGACCAATAGCGTAATTTAAATTATTGATAATATCATTCTTTAATGCAGAAGCATTAGGTACAATACCACCAACAACAGTAGGAGATATATTACATTGAAAGTAAAATGATTCAGGAACTGCCACATCAAAGTATATTGGGAATATACTTCCATCTACTTGTGTAATATTAACTGCTATTGTGTTAGGATTAATATTAACTGTTGGAACAGATGTATAACCAGTGCCTGCAGTTACCACTGTAAATCCTGTAACAGAACCACCACTAACCGTAGCAGTTGCAGTAGCACCGCCTCCCCCACCGCCTGTAATTGTAACAGTTGGAGGATAAATGTATCCTGAACCACCAGTGCCTAAAGTAATTGAACCAAGCGTACTTCCAGAAAGAACAGCCGTTCCTGTTGCACCAGTACCAGAATTAGTCTGACCACAACCAGCATTACGTTTAACGTAAATTACATTAGCAATTTCACTTTCAAGATCGCTTGTTAAAGTAGTATTAGTAGAAACTATAACCCAAATACTATGAGGTGGTATACCGTTTGTAGTGGTACTAGAATCATTTTCATATACTACAACATATTCTACACCTGGTATTGTTAATAAACCAGAATATAAACCTTGTAAATATCCTTTGCTTGGTAATGAAACGGAAGATGCGCGACGTATTCTTAATGCAGAATCAGATTCTTCAAGTTGTCCTAAAGATGTATAAAGAGTAGGATTATTAACAGAACCTATACTAGTTGATACAGATACTATAGTTGTAATAGTATTTATAGCTGATTGTACAGGACCTTGATTAGCAGCTTGAAATAATAATGGCTGAGGTGTCGAACTTGTAAAAGTGTAAGTACCTGCTAATTGATATATGTTACCAGCACCATCAGATACTGAAAAAGGCGTTAATGGTTGTTGATCTATACCATAAATAGTAAAAGGATAGGTAGCAGTACTTGAAGGAGTAATCGTAATAGGTTGTTGCGTATATGTACCACCTTGTCTTACTACACCATTTATAGCACATCTAGCATCTAACACTGTACCAACTGCTAAATCAGGATTAAATGAATTATAAATTTGCTGGGCATATTGAAGAACATCTTCTTTAGCTTGTGCAAAAATATTGATTAAATTACTATCTGGAGAATTAGGATTAAGATTAGCACCAGGAAATATGGTGGCGTATCCTGGGAAACTAATAGTTCCACCCACGATTTCGTTCTGGATTTCAGAAATCGACTGTATTGTTAGGCCGTTGGAATCTAAAGTATTAGGAATAGTAATCTAAGAGTAGGAACAACGTCGTTATACGGAAATCGTTGTCGAACTGGATAGGTTTGTTGAATAAATCGTGGATATGTTATAAGTTAGGGTCAACTGTCTGGTATAATTATTGACTGAAGCAGCTACTGAATTGATTTGAGTTACACCATAACAACCTATTAAAATTGATCTAGTTTGTGTTAAAATAGCGTTTTCGGTATTAATGTTTCCCAATAAATTAATCCAATCTATACCAAAAGAAGTATTCCAAAAAGCCTCACCTAAAAGCGTTTGTAAGGCAGTTTGTATGTTCATGGCTATAGCTTCATCGCCAGTAAGGTAATTGCTCAATCCTTGACCAAATTGCCAATCCAAGCCTTGTGGACTTGTATTGGTGAGAGATAACTCTCTAAAGATCATTAATGGTGCGCTCATTTAAGTAAGGCTAATACATCCGCAGCCAAAGCTGGAATGGTAGTAGATTGTATTGTTGTTAAAGCTGTTATTTCTGGGGTCAATGCTCCACCTACATTTAATGTATTTAAAGCCAGAATTAAGTTACTATTTATACCTGTTAACGTATCTATTAATATATTAAAAGTTGTTAATAAACTAGTTACGTCATTTTTAATACCTACACGACCACTACCTAAAGAAATCATAGGTTTTCCTGTACCACCGCCATAAAGTTGTACATCTGTAGTTGAATAACTATCTAAAGGATTAACTTGGGATCTTAAACCTACAATAGCTACTGCATCGCTTATGTCGTGCATACGTACAGTATTAGGTGGTAAATTGGTTTGTCCTGATACTGCCCAATTATCTATATCTCTATCTATAAATACCAATAAGCACGTATCTCCTGCATTTATAGGAAAAGTGACTGCACCACCACCACCACCTAAACATAATACCGGTACTTCATATAAGTGTGTATATGCAACCAATGTAGGATTTGTACCAGAAACTGTTTGTGAAGTTGTAGTTTCACCACTTGATGTAGTGAGTCCAGTTGAGGCAGATTGAGTATAACCTATAACCATCTGCATATTTATAGATACAGTAGCTATTTGTTTAGATGCATTAAAACTAACTATTGTACCAGTTTGTGCACAAAATAAACCAGAAAGAACTTCGCTTCTTAATTGATTAAACAAAATTCTAAGATCTGGCTTAGTAGGTGTTAACGGAGTAAGAATATTTGTTTCTGTAGTAGGTGTAGCCATAACTCAACTTGGTAAACTTAAGTTTCCTGTAATAGTAACAGGTGTTGTACCTGCATAAGGCTTATAAAGATCTAACGTAGTAACAAATTGTCCATTAACACTTGGTGATATTATGCCTTCGTGTTTTATACCATAAATAGGATATATACCATTATATGCAGGATTTTCTGTACTATTAAGTTTTACTAACTGTCCAATGTAAAATGAAGGTTCAAACAACATTTTGCATACTACGGATGAATTATCTGTAGGCATCGGTACATCTAATAATCCTGTTGCTGAACTAATTTCGTAAGGTTCTTTACTTGTGATAAATCCTTCGTTTTTACCCATTACTCTTAATTGTGATAAATCAATCGTAGCATTTAATTGATATTTATCTAATATGTTTTGTATTTGAGTAAAAGTAGGACCTACAAAACTTTTCGGTCTTATAAATTGTATATCTGGTATTGTACCAAAAAGAGGAGTTGGAAACGCAGTAAGTAAATCGCTATTTAAATCAATTAACGCCTGTTTTAAAGTAGTTTGTGGATTAGTAGTAAAATTAGAAAAACTATTAGAATACATAAATGAATTATCTTTACAGGTTAATTCAGTAACTATGTTATTTCTTCCTATGCGGTAACTTCTACCGATCATTACCTGACCATTAAAAATCAATCCTTGATTTCCTAATTCATAACCAGCCCTTAATTGCACAGGAACATAAAGACTTTGTGTATAATAAGGTTTTAATAATTGGTTTCTTTGTTCTTCAGATAAATTATAAAGTTTAAATGTACCAGTATTAACACTAGACATAAAAGCTCTATCTATACTAAATTCTAAAGATATTGGTAATGTTATGGATTGTGAAGCCGTTGTTGTGCGTGTAAACACGCCTTTGTCTGTCGCACGTTGTTGATTACTTGCGATAGTTTGATTAAAACCATAATTAGGACCAGGTGTTGATTTAGTTACTTGAGTAACTGGACCAATAGGTGGTACTCCTACAGTTAATGTATATGTACGGTTAAATTTCAATTACCTACAAATATTGTTGTTTCAAGTGCTTTAACTTGAGCTTCGGTTAATATAAATAATTGTGCATATCCATCTGAAAAATCACTAAGATTGTATGGATCATATCCATCTGATGTTGTGCAACCTAATCCAAATGGTAATATATATTGATATTGTCTAAGTAAATTAGGAAAAACAGTTATTCTATTTCCGTTTACTTCATAAGCAGGGTTTGAACCATTCCATGTTAAATTAAAAAACCAACCCTGTTGATTTGATTCATAATATAAATTAATTGTAGCCATAGTTCCATTTATTGTAGAAATGGAAAAGGTTTGGTTTAAATTATTAGTTATGCCCGATATATATTGCATAATTATAAATTATCTATGGCATCCCATGCTGCCGACATTAATGAAGCATCATCACCGCCATTAAGTGTATTAATAAGATCTGCAACTTGCGTTTGAGAATCTTGCTGAATAGTCACAGCTATTTCATTATCATCATTAGTTAATTCAGCCAAAGCGTTGTTTAATACATCGTTAATAGATGAACTTAGCCAACCTTGTGCTAGGCTTTCTACTTGTTGTATTGTATAAGGAACAGTACCTGCTGAACCAGCATTAACTGGTAAAGTAGCTTGTATTTGTGCTGAGGAATTACCTGCAGTTGCAGTTTGATTAGCTAAATTTTGACCAAGTATTCTTACTTTTTTAAATGTAACAGTAAAATCTGTTATGTTAGTAGTTGTTTCATTTTGAACTGGTTCTACAGATTCAATAGCCATGCTACTAAATATACCCCAAGGGGTTTCTACTGTAAAAAGTACACGTCCTTGCCATAATTGATATAAATATCCAAATATTAATGCTTGTTTATTACCAGGATTGTTGGCTACAGAACTGTGGCCTAAGTAATAAGAATATACGCTATTACTATTTGCAGATACATAAGAAACAACACTGCTTTCTGAACCAGCTTGTGCTTGATAAGTACCTTGAGTAAATATTGGTTGCAATGCACTGTTTAAAGGCAATGGATTAACTATTTGCGTAGGAGCATTAGTAATTACAGGTAGATTATAAACTAAATCACCAGTAGAACCCTTTAATGTTACTTTTTCTGGTGAAAGAGATATTTGATCATGTATTGCAGTATTATCTTCTAGATAATGATCCGTAATTTCAGATTTTAATTCTGCACGTTCCTGACCTCGTATATCAAATATTAAACCACCTATACCACTTGGCAATGGAGAAGGATATACATAAACAGTATTAAAATTAGTTAATGCTGCAGCAGTAGAAGTCTGTGAAGCAAAAACGCTAGAGGAATCTGTAGGTACTACGTTTGTTGCCATGTTAATATTGAGAAGAAGCTAAACTGGATTGTGCAGCTATTCCTGCCATTTCATATTTCCAAAAATCTTTTACAACATCTATAAACTTTTCACCAGCAACTTTACCATCGCCACCATGATTTGTTTGATTTACAGTTAAATTAATTAACTGTTGTTGTGCTTGTGCTAATTTAGGATAGCTAGCAGGTATAGTAAATAAAGTATTTGGATTAGGTAATTTATTTAATTCAGTAAAATCTAATCCCATTCCAATTTTAACAGATGATTTAAATATAGGATACAGTTCGTTAATACCTTTTAATATTTTATCTACAACATTTGCGAAGTTAGTAAGTGGCACTACCAAATCTTTTCCAATAGTTGTGCTTAATAATTTTGCTTGTAAATTAATATCACCCCAAATGCTATTAATTTCTTTTAATTTGTTTATTTCTTCGTCTGTATAACGAGCAGCACTTTCTTGCTCAGAAGGATTAAATTTTCCTGCTCGTATTGCAGCATAAATATTAGGGTCTTGTATACCTAAACCTTGCGCAGCTTTAAATGCAATCGGTGCATTTATGCCAGAAGATTGTCTTAATGCTTTACTTATTTTATTAAAAGCAGTGTATACGTCTTCCCTAGGATCTATACCTAATTGTGAAAACCAAGGATTTGACGCACGATTAGTAGCTACATCAGTCATTATCTGTTGTAGTCTTGCAATAGTAGCAGCCATTTCATCTGCACTACTACCAACTTTAATTGCTTCTAACTGCCAGCTTTGTAGAGTATCCGTAGATAAACCTGTGCTTAAACTAAAATTCTTAAGATTGTTTCCAGTGCTAATTGTGGAACTTGAAATCTTATCTAATGCTATTACTGCACCTGCTATTACTGCTCCAGCAGATAAAGCTTCAATTCCTAATTCGCTAAATGCTATAGCTAAATCATTAACATCAGTTTTTCCCTGATTTATCTTATTAAAAGATTTTACATTTTGTTCGTAAGCTTTTTTCTTAGCAGCCTCTTCTTTATCGTATGCTTTTTGCATACGTTTACGAAAATCTTCTTCTGCTTTAGCTTGCTTTTCTTTTTCTCTAAAATCTTTATCTCTTAATTCTTTTTCGTACTTATATCTTTGTACGTGACTATCTTTTTGCTTACCAGCTTCTACTTCTTTATTTTCTAATACTTCTGGTTTCTTTATCTCAATATTAGCTAATGAGGTAAGTTTCTTTTGTACATCACCTAAAGATGAACCTAAATCTTTAGCTGCTTTTGCAGCCTGTTGTAATTGCTTAGTTACAGCATTAAGCGCTTCAGGATTATCTACTTTAAATCCTAATTTTACAAAGAAGTCTGCAATCTGGCTCATTTCTTATTTTCCTTATTAAGTTCGTATTCGGTTTCAGTGCTTTCGGCCTGACAGATATGAAAGTACCATGCGTCTAAGACCAAATCAGTAGGCATCTGCAAGATTTCTTGCAAAGTACCTACTCCCTTTAAGTTTAACTGTAAAGCTATCCGAACCTCTGGACTTAGCTCATCTCGGACTTTTGCCCGTTGCCACTTGGAATCCCTTTTTGGATTGATGACAGCGATGCGAGGTTTTTGAAAAAAGGGGCTAAGTTCAATGTAGCCACCTCCCAAGCTACGAGAAGGAAATCTGGACGATTGTCTTCAGAATCAAAGGTATTTGCTGCTATTCTTGTAGCAGTAAAATCTTTAATTCCTTTGAAAGTGCATGACATCATACACTTCCATATAGCTTCTTGTACGTGTTCGGATGTCCCAACTTTAATTACTATATCTTTAAGCTGGGATGCTTCTAGTTGAAACAGTGTGCTTAAATCAAAAGCAGCACCAGGTTGGCCTATAGGAACTCCAACGAGTTCTTTAAAGACTGCATTAAACAATTTCATACTGTCGGAGAATCCAGCTAACTGGAATCCTAGAACAGCACCGCTAGATAGGGGAATATCTTTCATTGTAATTTAATTAACCGATTTGACGTGTGCCAGCAGCAAACTTGAACTTCCAGATTGTTACACCTTGTTCAGTTTCGCCTTCTACGTTACTCTTAACTTCTGGAATACTTGTTGGTACACCACCTGTTAAAAGATAAGTATCGTTTGTTACGTTGCCTTGACCATCACCAACACGCTTTACTAACTGTAAAGTTAATAGAGGAAATGATGGTGGATCTTGAAAGAACAAACGCTGGAATGAATTAATATAAGAATCGTTATTGCTACCACGTATTAGGCGTAGCGTACATTCCGTCAACTGACCAAGGGCACTAAAAGCAATAAGAGTATTGCCATTCTTACCTGGTTTAAATTGAGCCGTTTCGTTAGGAAATGTAAGTGAACCTACATCGCCATCTGCGAAATCTGTGAGTAATGTACCGTTTAACAGAATTGTGTCGTTACCGTTGAGTGATATGTCAGCCATGACTATTTAAGAATTAAGGGTTGATAAAGATGATTCC